TGGTCTGCGGGCAAAATCGTTCCATGCAGCTTGCGATGCTCATCCCGGACCCGACCGTCGCCAATGGTCTTGTATTCCAGAAGGCTCTTGTTGTCAATGAACTTTTGCCATTGCGCGGCGGACGAGCTCGCACGAACCGCATAGTTGTACTCTGCCTTCAGCCACGCATCGTAATACTTTTCGCTGATCGGTTTCGCCAGCTTTTTGAACTCGCTGAAAGGAAGCCGTGAGCCATCCGGTTTCGTCAGAGATTCGGTGAGCTCCAGGATGTTTGCATGGTTCTTAAAAGCAGAGAATACATTCACATTACGCCGGAGCTCCAGTATGGCAAGCTGAGCTTTATCAAAGAACGACGGTGCGGCACCCCAACCCTCACGAATTGCTTTCCAGTACTGCTCGGTCTGAGCCTTCCAGAGATCTGCGTCGATATCGCCCGCCTGGATCTTCCGGTCATATACCTTTTTGATCGTTCGCTCAACGAGGCTATCAAGGTCAGGTATCTCGCCGGCCGCATCCACCAATGGACCCTTCCAGGCATAGAGCCCGAGGACCTCAAGATTTATTTCAATAAGTCGGTCGGTGATCGCCTGGCCCCGCCTCTGCGGGGCGCGGATTTTTTTGCGCGGCCACCTCCGGAGCCCTTAGGATCTTTCTTGTCCTGGTCTTCGGCCTCCTCCTGATCCGGATCTGACTCGTCCATCACGATATACCGGAACTGACGTTCAGCCAAAGGATATCCGTGTTCGATCAGGAATGGGAACAAGATGTCGTTAATGTGGTAGGTTTGCTTGCGCTTACGTGCCTCAACATAAGCGTCCAAAACACGCTCATGTACCTCTGAGCTTCCGACAAACGCTTTCTCGTCACTTGTGCCGGTTTGCCAGGTGAAGGCCTTCGAGATCTCGTCGTTGCAGAACAGGGCCTTCTCCTTGTAGATCTGGTAAGAGTCTTTGAACGTCGGCTCTTTCAAGTCAACTTCATCCTCCGGGTCAAGGATCATCCACAAGTTGTTCCCAAACTCCTCACACATCTTCTGAAGCACGTCGAGTTCCTTTGGATCGCTTGTGGCTGCCTTTACGGCCAACATCGGCATAGCAAACTTCTCACTATGTCTTGCCCAGTCCGTCCTGACTGCATTTTTCCAAATGCGCTCGGTCGCGGCAACCATGAGGATTCCAAGGTTGTCTTTCTTACCGAATTCGATCAGCCGAAGCGGCTTTCTGAACTTGTCGTCGCGAAAGGGGATTCCGGTCTCATGACTTGGATGCATCACGATCAGGCCATCCTCCGGACGAACATGCTCACGCTCGATCAGGTCGATTTCGTTGAATTCAAGTGAGACACCCTTCTTTGTTGACGGTACCAAGTCGAGGAATTGAACTAAGCTGTGTCCCCAAAATCTCGCCTCTTCGAAATAGGTACGGTAGTCTTCAAACCACTGCGTCTGCAACAGTGCCGTTGCCACCTCGTCGATGTCGTCGGTACCAGTTTTAAAAACTGCGAAAGGCGAGCCAACAACTTTGTTAATTGCTTTTTCATACTCGCCGATGATGTGACCGTCCTTTAACGCCTGATGGTAGTACTCATACAACAACTCTCTGCGCGGCCTGAGCTTGTCTTCTGCTATCATTATGGCGGTCTTCAGCTCATCCATCCGCATGCTGGCAACAAAGGTTCTTTGCCGCGACAGGTTAACGCTGATGCGCTTTTTACCCTTAGCCTTGAGGTCCTGCTGAAAAGTATTTACAGCGTTCATGTCGGCCCGCAGGAACTTCGGTTTCCAGTTGTCCGGTATTGACAAAGCAAATTTCATTTTTCCAAATAGTTAGGTGAAGCACCGTCATTGGCGCGTTTTAACTGACTACCCCATCTCCGTCTGGTGTATGGTTTTGTTTCACCCTCGTCGTTGGGATCCGCAACGGAGATCGGAGTAAGTCCAGGAATCGAGGCGTCGCCATCCTCGATCTTTTCAAGCTGGCTCATGACCTCATCATAGTTTTTCACGACGCGCTCCGGGACGAACTCATCGGGAATACGCTCGTAGATGTAGTAAATGACCAGTACCTTTGCCCACCTCAAGAGCACTTTATTTCTGGCATTCCCAGTCTTGCCGAGTTCAATACCCATATCGTAACGCGTTGCAAGGTGCTTCTCAATCATGCCGACTGCCTCGGTCTCCGCTGAGTTTAGTATCAAATCTTCATCTTCGTCTGCGGCCTCTAGGATTTGGTCGAGCCTTGTTGTCCGGATCTGGTACTTGTAGTCTTCCTTTGAAATGAAGTTGCTCATTAGTTAAAGTGGTGATAGAATTGAAACAGGTCGACATGTGTTTCGCCACATCTCGCGCACGGCTTCGGAGTATTCCGAAACATTGAAATATCACGTTGCTCTTCGTCTGAGCGGAGTAGCAGCGTGAATTGGATCATGTCATAAGCTGACTTATCCAACCCGAGTGGACGTTCTCCGGAATTTGCCGGTGCGGTAGGTTTTTCGCCCTCCATGTGTTTTGTTGCGTTTGTTGAGTAAATAGATGGCGCCTTCGACTGCGTCTGGTCCGTCATCATGACCATTTGGAAAAGCTAGGAACTGGTCCCGGAGGGTGATCATATCGGGATCCTTCTGTAAGCGCTTGTTGAAACGGAGACATCCACTCTCAGCAATCGGGTGAATGTCTTCGATTCGGCCGAGCTTGTCTGGCTTCTTGCGTTTGTCGGAACGAATCCTGAGTTGTTCGCCGCGGCGCTCGCCTTCAATTCGATATTCTCCGATGAACAAATCCTCTTGGATGAAGTTCGCCTCCATGTAATGTGCGCAGTTGTTCTCCATTTTACCACGGTGCAATGCGACGTGACGGACGCGACCTTTGACGATATCATCAATCATATAATGCGCCTTTATCATTGCAGTGCGTGAAGCATGACGGACCCAGGCCCAAAGGACATCATAATAAGAACCATGTTTGCCGACCAGAACGATGGCCTTTGTGTCGTTGGTTTTTGCGCCCTTGTAAGAAGGGTCATTGTATGTTATTAGCGCATCGTACCTGTCCAAAGGCAGAGGGTCGACAAACGGAAGATGCTCTTCGAGAAACATCTCACCATCCTGAATGTCGATGTGAAAATAATTTCGCATCGCGTTTCTGTATCCGACCTCTGCGAAGCGTTTGGTAAGCTGCTGGATAGTATATCTATTCCACGCCGGGACGCCGCCGTGCTCCGGGAGAAGCATCTTGTGTGTTTTGGGGTCTTCTGTTGCAAAGACCTTGATGTGAATCAAGCCCTTTCGTTTAGGATCTCCATCATTTACATCGCCAACGAAATGAGCAAGGAGATCATTGCGGCAAGTGCGGTTGTTTGCCATTATCAACTTCTTGCCTTTGATGGAAAGACAGCCAGCAAAATCGCCCAATACCCAATCTAGGTCCTCTTTGATGCGCTGCTGGTTTTTTGAGCGCCGTTTGTTTGACGCATCATCGACGATCCCGAGGTTCGGACGCTTTGACGCACGACGAACGCCAGCCGGGTTTTGTCCGAGACCAAATGACCAGAAACCTATGCCATCCGTTGTAACGAACGATCCTTCACTCCAATTTCCAATCGTCCGCTGCTCCCCAAAGTCCGCGGCAAACCTGCGGTTCTCCATGAGTTCCGCCTGAATGTCTCCAAGCAGGACCGCAGCTTTCTGCTCGTTCTCACTCGCTAGAATCAAACCACTAAGCCATCCGGTTGCCTTGAGATGCATTGGAATGAAGACGTTGACGAAAACAGATTTAGCGCTCTCTCGCGGCCATTCAAGGGCCGCAATAAGGTCGTCAGTCGTTAGCAGCTCTTTCGCCGCTTTTCTATGAAACCAGGCAAAGTCCGCATCGATGTAATGCGGAAAGTAATACTTACAAAATGCCTCGAAATTTTGTGGCTTTTTCAGTTCTGCTATGCGTTGCTCGCGCTCAGCCGCCGTCTCCGTCACTTCGACAGATGTCGCACCCGTGGCCGTCCGGATCCTTGTGCACAGATCCAACCACTCCTTGTACGCTTTTTCGTTCGGTGATACTTTGATCAGCATTTACAGATTCTTGCGTTTGAAGTTGAGGTAATCGTCGGTGTGATTGAGCAGGTCCTGCGCGAGCTTTAAGTCGCGCTCTGATATGTAGCCGATGAAGTCTTTGACGTTGTTGACGATTACCGACCAGTCGAGCTGCTTATTCTTGACGGTGGTCCAAAGTTTTTGAAGGGCGTCGATGTCGCCTTTGTCTAAAGCCGGGAGAGATTCAATCTCTTTGTTTCTCAGCTGCTCTTCGAACTTGTCCTTCTTGGCCTTCAGCGCCTGCAACTGGTAGTTGATCAACTCCCACACGTGATCTTCGGCAACGTCCTGCGCCATGTTTTTCTTTGCTCGCTTTTCTTCCCACCGGAATTTCTTCTTCCATTCAGAGATGGTTTTCTCGCTCAGCTCCAGGATCGAAGCGATTTTAGTTTGTTCCCATCCTGCATTGAATAACTCTTGCGCTGCACTCTTCTTGTCAATTGCCATGTAATAGCGTTTTGCCTTTGGCAAAAATGCCCTTAAAAGCTGCCTGTCGAAAGGGATTGTTCAGCGAGACTGCGGTGCGTAGCAGTGAGACTGCGTCACGTTGAAGTGAGACTGAAGTATCGGTTGCAGGGTGTATAAAAGCCTGTCATTTTTGGGCTTTCGATACTCACACGAACATGCAAACACAAATGATTCGCTAAATGTACGAACTCCGCGCAAAGTCAAAAACTGAATCTGAAATGCTGATGTATGGAAGCATCAGCGAGTGGGGGCGCGTTCGTGCCGTGGATCTGTTCGACAAAATTTCCGATGTCAAAAGCAAAGGGTATGAAAGACTAAAGCTCAAAATCCATTGCCCCGGTGGCTCTCAGTTCGAAGGGCTCGCGATCCTTTCACAGATGGCGACAAAAGACATCTACATCATTGGCACGGTTGAAGGAATCGCTGCCAGTATGGGGGCCGTGATCCTACAAGGATGCCACTGGCGTCAAATGGTTAAGGGCACCAGGCTCATGGTTCACGAGGGCACAGGCGGAATCATGGGTTCGGCAAACCAGATCAGGGATTATGCGGACCTAGTCGCCAGCATGAACAAAACTCTCGCTGAGATCATTTCGAAAAGGTCGAAACGAGATGCCGAGTACATTCTTAAAAACTGGATGACGGAGGGGAAGGACACGTGGTTTACTGCTGAGCAAGCTCTGAAAGAGGGATTGATAGATGAAATCATCGATGGGAATGTCGTCCCTCTCGAAAAGGAACAAGCGTCGCTCGTGGAACTGGCGGCACACTACGATCAGTTTCTGGACAAATCTGACACAACTCAAAGCGCAATGAATAAAGAAACTAAAGAAAAACTCATCAAGGATCTCGGCCTGAAAGCAGAAGCTACCGACGCGGAGATCCTCGCCGCCGTGACCGGTCTGAAATCGAATCAGAAGGAGACCGAACCAACCAAGGAGAAGACGACATCCGAAGGGAACCAGGCAGCAATTGACGTGATCATGATAGTTGCCAAAGAGCGCGGTGTTTCTGAAGAGATGCTAGAGAATCTCAAAAAGGTTGCGGGGCACGATGTAAAGCTCGCGATGTCCCTGATTCCGGAGAAGAAGAAGGAGGAAACTGAGACGGGCAAGGGCATCAGCCTGAATGAGCTCATCAAAACGATAAAAGGAGAGTCGGGCGGCTCTGCTCCGGAGGATCGTAAGACCTGGACGTTTGCTGATTGGGAAAAGAAGGACTCCAACGGTCTCCTCACGATGGCAAAGGACAAGCCCGAAGAGTACATGAAGCTCTTTAATGCCCATCACAAGACCAATATCTCGGTCGACGAGGTGAAAAAACTGGTTTAACGCTTTTAAAAAAAACGCAACCGATAAATGATCGAAAAAATTAACTGGCCGCAAGGTGAAGCGGATGTGCAGAACCTGGCCTATGCAGCTACTCAGGAGATAACCATCACGAATATGTTTACGCTCCTGTTGTTCGCGATTCTCACCGGTGACACGACGTTGAATCTTACGATTGACAGCCAGGTCCGAAAAGGTGCTCTGATCTTGGTCAAAGTACCGGCAACAAATAACGCCGATGACCTCGCGCTCGGAAACGGGATTGATGCTCCTGCAATTGTAGGGGTTGCAGGTAAAACGAAGACTCAACTCTTCGTGTACGACGGATCTGTCTTTGTTCCGGCAGGAGCGGCAGTACAAATCGACTAGAAAACACGACTCAGCTTTTAACGAAACACATAACGATGAAACGATTTGTAGATTTTTTATATAACCTAACGGTGATCATGGTGATCGCTTCGGTTGTTGCTGCGGTGTTCACCCCGGGCTTTGCTCTTGCTGTTGCCCTCGTCCTGTTTTTTGTACAGTTCGTCCCTCGAAATGAAGTAAAGGGTGCGCTCCGAAACGAAGTCCTGAAAAAACTCTTTTCGAGCGACCTGCAACAGGTGCTTTGGGATGACAACAGCTTCTATGCCGGCGCACAAGTTGACGAAACAGCGTGGGAGAACGAAGAAACCGAAATCCCGCAGGATGAGGACGGAACGGCCACGGTTGTTGCTAATCCAACACAGCTTCCGTTGCCCGTTGGCATTGAGGAAGACAAAAAGAAGTCCTACAAGACTGACCAGTTGGTTACTCTCCCGACGGTTGTTACGTGGAACAACCAACTTCTTGTCAGCTACGACAAGAGATCAGCAAAGCTCAAAAAGCATCGCCTTAGCCTTGAAGATCAGATTGCGGAACGCATTCTGAACGGATGGTCACCTACAAAGGCGGAATTCATCAGGCAAACAACAGGAGGCACAACCCGGCCGGCAACGGCTCCAGGTGCAACTGGTAACAGGAAAAAAGCAACTGAAGATGACTTCCGGTTCATAGCCGAGAAGTTCGACCGCCTGAAGATTCCGAACGATGGCCGCCGCCGGCTGCTGGTGGAGCCAGGAATGAAGCAAGATGTGTGGGATGTTATGAAGGCCTACGGATCTGGAACCGACTTCAACAACTTCCTGCGCGGCGAAGGCACACTTGGTAAGCTATTCAGTTTCCAAGTCATCTTGCGGGCGTTTACGGTTCGCTATACTGAGGCAGGGACTCCAGTTAAAAAAGCCGTAGGGTCAGCGAATGCAGCCACTGATAACATGGCCAGTGTCGCCTTTCACCTTGACCATGTGCGCTACAGCAAGAGTCCTGTGCAAGTGTGGATGGATCCCTATCCAAAGCCGGAACTCGCTGGTGGCATGAGTATGAACTGTGGCGTTCGGTCAGGCGGAACCATGAGCAGATTGTCTGAGAAAGGTGTCTTTGCCCTCGTAGAGGACAACGGCTAAGAAAATACGGGCTCGATTTGATAATCTCCGGGTGGGCAGAGCGTGGTGGCTCAGCCACCCGGAAATTTACCAACCACCTTGAATGGCTCCCGAAAAAAAGGAAGATCGTATCGACCTGAAAAACCTGAAGCAACGCGAACTGCTCATCGTTGTTGCTACCAACCAGCGCAAGCTGGAGGACCAGGTTGACAAGCTGGAGCAGAGTGTCAACTCGTTGACGCTGGAAGTAAATACGCTCAAGACTAAGAACTCAATGAGCGGCAGAATCTGGGGCGGAATTATGGGTGTAGGTACAGCAATCCTCACCATACTACTTGAACGAATTTTAACATGAACACCATCCTGAAGTTCCTGAAGCGTTATAACGAATTTTGGCTAGCCCCACTAGCCTTAATCCTTTACGTGGCCTCTGAACGCTTTTTAAAAGCGATTGACCCCGAGGCCGTTCCGTACACGCTCGACGCATTTCAAAAGATCATCTTCGGGCACCTGGTGTTTGCGACCTGCTCGGTTACAGCACTGTTGTGCATACGACTAGCATTTCCGATCGCATTCAAAACACTTGTTGACGAATTCGAAGGCTTATTCATTAAACTTTCAATATGGGAAAAATTAAAACTATCCTTTTGGGTGTTTGCCTCCTACTTGTTGGGGCTCATACTCTGCATGCAAGTCCTGTAAAGGCGGACGATTCCGCCCAGGTGGTTATTTCGAAAGAAGAACTGCGGGAAAACGTCGCACTCACGTACAGTGCCCAGATCGGTGTGATGGAGACCAGCGCAAACTGGAGCGTGGAGATAAAGGAGTATTTGAAGGTTACCGGGATCAACTTCTCGGCCCCCTGGTGCGCGGCACTGGTAAGTTACTGCTACACGGTCAACGGCGTCGATAACCCTCGCAGTGCCTGGAGTCCAGACTACTTTCCGAAGACAAAACTGATAAACATTCAAACCACGATCCCAAAACGAGCGGATGTGTTTGGAGTTTACTATCACAACCTTGGAAGAATTGCCCACGTCGGATTTATAGACCAATGGCCACGTGATGGCGATTACTTTATCTCAGTGGAGGGCAACACGAATGATAATGGTTCCAGGGAGGGGAATGGCGTGTATAAGAAACGAAGACTGAAGCGAGGGGCGTATCGGGTGAGTCGCTGGATTTAAAAAGGACAAAACGATTTTCGAAGTTATATAATGAAGAACTGCGGAACCATTATAAGAATTTCCTTGAGCTGGATGGTGCTTCTGGCCGTGGTTGTTGGTTGTAGTCGCAAGGCTACAACTGCGACCACGCTGGAAGTCACTGATTCAACTCATGTGAGAATGGTTCCGCGGTTTATTACCATCACCCAACCAGGTGACACCGTCACCATTGTGAGGGAAATTGAGTGTGACAAGACCACAAATAAAGCGAAAGCATTTTCCATTGAAAAGAAATTGCGACGGGCAACCTCAATCGCACGAGTCGACAACGACGGTCGGCTTCACGTGACGACTGTTTGTGACAGCCTGTCTAAAACAATCGAAGCTCAGGACAAAGAAATTTACCGGCTCAGAAGGCACACAAAGACCGAGACCATTTACAAGACTGAATACAAGAAATCCTCTTTTGATCAATTCACAAATTGGTATTTCGCGATCACAATTGTTGGAATCGTAATCTATGTCTTCCGCTGGCTTTACCTAAACCGTTTTTAAATATGGCAACCGAACAGCATAAAGCAACCGCCAAAGAATACTTCGACAGCAATCCGTCGGAAAACGTTGTCCACATTTCAAGTGATGGGCAGGTGTTCTTCCAGAAAAATTACAATGATGCGGTGACTCACCAGCGACGCATCGATGACAAGGAGGCGCTGGTAACCGTGTACAGGCATCAGAAGTCGTCAGATGAAGCCGGGGCCGAAACCACGGAGGATAAAGGGCCGGACGAATCCTGGAAAAAAGATGAGATCGCAGACTGGCTGAAAACGGCTGGTGTGACGATCACCGGCAAAGAGAAGAAGGAGGAACTTCTCGCGCTCGTTGCCAAGGTTCAATCCGAGGAAGAAGAAGAAGAAAACTAAAATAACGCTCCACAGCATATGGCATTACCAAAGGTTTCCATAGAACTCCTTAATGATCAACTCGGTGCCGTAGAGAACACCGAGGATGGTGTCGCCGGTCTGGTTGGTACAGGTGTAGCAGCCGCTGGGATTGCACTGGGTGAATCAAAACAAGTCTTTAGCCTTGCTGAGGCCGAAGCGCTTGGTTTAACCTCATCGTATGACACGACGAACACGACCAACATCTGGAAAGCAATCAAGGATTTCTATGCTCTCGCGGGAACCGGGAAGGAATTGTGGATTCACATCGTAGCCAAAACGACCACAATGTCCACTATTTGCGACACTGCAAACAACATCCTCAAGAAGCTCTTAAACGACGCTGGTGGACGAATCAGAATTTGCGCAGTCACCAGGGTGCCAGATGGGGCGTACGCGCCGGTCTTCGCTGACCAGCTTGATCCAGACGTCATCGCCGCCGCTGCGAAGTTACAAGCGCTCGGCAACGAATTCACCCTGGCTTTTAAACCTGTAAGATTCGTCCTGGACGGACGGGAATTCCAAGGCAATACCGGAACGCTATTGAACCTGAAACTCAGTAGCTACAACCGTGTGGCGGTTGCACTGTTCACGGACGTGGCCAGTAGCAAAAACGCTGCGGTCGGCCTCGTGCTTGGACGGCTTGCAGCCAATCCGGTCCAACGCAACATTGGCCGCGTGAAGGATGGCGAGCTCGGGATCAGCGCGGCGTACCTGACAAACCAAGCCACTAAGATCGAAGATCTCACGGCTTCCTCGCAGGATGCAGTCCATGACAAAGGGTACATTTTCGTCAGGAAGTTTGCATCAAAGCAAGGCTATTTCTTCAATGACGACCATACGGCCGCAGCTGACAGCGATGACTACAGCAGCCTCGCGCGCGGAAGAATTATCGACAAGGCGATCGTTATTACGAACCTGGTGTACACGGACGAGCTCCTGGATGACCTGGATACCGATGAAAATGGACGGATCGATGCCGGCGTGATCAAATCGTATCAGTCAAATATCAAACGCGAGATTGACGAATTGATGACGGCTGAAGACGAGATCAGCAGCGTGCGGGTAGTTATCGACCCGAAACAGAATGTGCTCAGCACAAACAAAGTGAGCGTGCAGCTTTTCATCACTCCCAAGTTCTATTCGAAGGAGATTGCTGTGAAGCTTGGATTTGAAAACCCAGCTAGCTAAAGTTTAACGCATGGATATAAAAGCTTTCAATGCCGAGGAATATGGCTTCGTAGACATCCAAGTCGTGATGCTCGGCAGACCCATTGTCGGACTTATGGGAATTCGGTACAAGGAGACTCAAGAAAAGAGCAACACGCACGGCGCGGGTCGGAAGCCGATCGCCCGGCGAAGGGGAAACACGGACTACGAGGGGACAATCACAATTTTGATGAGCGAACTGCGAGCTCTGCTCCAGAGCCAGGGAACCGGCGCCTCTCTCGTCAGGATTGCACCATTTGACGTGGTCGTTTCTTATGCGCCTCGTGTGGGCGATGTAATAACCACCGACCGATTGGTCTATTGCGAGTTCACAGAGACAGAAGTCGAGGTCAAGCAGGGCGACCAGGACATCAGCCTGGAGTTGCCGATCATCATTGGCGACATCGAGTGGAATATTTAAGCACATAACGCGAGACAACATAGGCAAGAAGGGAGCAGGCCGGAAGTTGGCGGCTCCCCTTTTTTTAAATCGAAATCTTTAAAACCATCCAAAATGAAAGCAACACAAAAGCAAATCGATGAGTGGAAACAGAAATATGGCAACATATTTCTTGTGCAAACTGAAACGGGGCTGACTGCATACCTGTCGGACCCAATGTCGAAGCTAGTCATCATCAAGGCATTGATGGCAGCCCTTGAAAAGGGCACATTCGAATTTGTCGAAACCTACCTTGCAAACTGTTGGATCGATGGCGATGAGGAGATAAAGAAGGACGACAAAATCAAAGCCGGGCTGTGGGACCAGGTGAAGGACATCATCGACATCCCTGACCATTCGGTCGAGTTTTCAAACGATAAGGCCGTGATCACCGTCGAGGGCAAGTCAATCACGTTGAAAATCGCCACACGGCAAGAGATCAAGTACGCAGACGACAGGAACAAAGCCGGAAAGCCGCTCGACAGCCAGATTTACCTGCTGGAGAAAATAGCCAATGCTGAGGAGCTCGCCAGCTGGAAACATGATACAAGACTTTACGTCGGACTGCTTACAGCCATCGACAAAGTAAAAGCCAGAGTCCACGTAAGCATAAAAAAGCTTTAGCGGAGGCGGAGATTACAAACTCCACCTCCGAGTTACGAAAATACGATGCGCTCATTCGATACTACACCCGCCAAGATCCCGACCTACTAACAGACGAACAGTGGGCGTACCTGGCGAAGGATATTGAATGGGTACGCGAGCAAGAAAGGAAAAAAGGAGCCGATAATCTGAGTAAGCTGTTCGGATGAAAATCTACGAGTACATAGTTCGGATAAAGGAAGAGGGCATTGATAAGCTGCGAAGGCTTTCAAATGCTGGTCATTCAATCCGGTCTAGCCTGGCTGCAGCCGGGAGCTCGGTCGCGTCCTTTACCGGCAAACTCGGTCGGCTCGGTGGCGAGATGCTGTCTCTTATTGGCCTCAACTCAGCTCTCGTTCGTACCCTTGGTCCGGCAGCAATTGCTGCGACTCTCGCCCTCACAAGTGTCAAAGCTGTCACGCTTGCGGCCGACCTGGAGCAAGTTTCAGTGGGTTTTGAAGTCATGCTCGGCAGCGCGGAACGCGCCAAGATCCTGATCGCGGATATTCGGAAGATGGCAAAGTTTACGCCATTCGAGACAACGGATCTCGTGAAGTCGTCCGAAATTTTAATGGGCTTTGGTGTCGCCGGAAAAGACATCATACCAACCTTAAACATGCTGGGCGACGTTGCGCGGGGTAACGCAGATAAGCTCCGCCTGATATCGCTCGCCTATGCTCAAATTCAGGCCGCTGGCCGGCTGATGGGGCAAGATCTGCTCCAGCTAGTCAACGCCGGATTCAATCCCCTCCAAGAGATAAGCCGAAAAACAGGACGCAGCCTGAAGCAGCTCAAGGCAGATATGGAGGATGGCAACATCAGTGCCGCTATGGTTACGGAGGCGTTTAGATCTGCGACATCCGAAGGCGGGCGTTTCTTCGGTATGATGGACAGACAAAGCAAAACGTTTCATGGCATGGCTTCCACGTTGCGAGACGAGTGGAGTGAGATGCTCATCACGATTGGGCAGAAGCTTCTCCCATCGGCAATTGAAGGCTTGCGAATGCTTCGGTCGATCCTGAGCGATATCACGACGCGCGTGGATTTCACTCCGCTGGTTTTAGCGTTTCGCGATACATGGCAAGCTGTAAAGGATCTCTGGGGTCTGTTCACGGAACTATTCAATGTCATGGGTATAAACATTACCCAGGCGGGAGCGCTCCAAACCATATTTAGCGGCATTGCCTTTTCGATCAGAACGGGATTCTTACCGCTTCGTCTTTTGATCTTCAATATAAAAGCACTTGTTGAGCTAATCGGTAATTCCGTTGGCGTCCTAAAAGGTTTTGGGACGCTGATGGAGGGCATCTTCACTCGGAACTTCGCACTCATCAAAATAGGCTGGGATCAGACCGTTGGCTCATTCAAGACTGGCTTCAATAAAATTAAGGATCTGGCCCTGGACTTCGGACGCAAAGAGGTCGCGGGATATGAGGCAATTTTCGGCACTGGTCCGAAGGCTGTTGCGACCGATGGCCTGGGAGCTGACACACGTTCCTCAATGCTTGGTCTTGACGGGAAGCCGACCGGCGACAGCCAGCTGAAGGATGGCATCGACAAAATAACCGGTGGCGGTCGTCAGTCAGTCAACGTAACGATCAACATCGACGAACTGATCGGCATCAAGGGCGATCCTCAATTCAATAATGTGCAAGAGGGCTTTGAAAAGGTTCGCGAAATCCTGGTCAAGGAGCTCTTAAAAGTAGTGAACTCAGGTAATTACGCGGCAAGTCAATAAGTTATGGAGACCCCAGGGACAACAGGAAAACCGTATGATCCGAGTGAAGTGTATGAACTTGCATTCAGGCATGTTCGTCCTCCGTTTCCGGCCGTCGTGTTGCAAAGCGACTCGCTCGCGATATCGGCAGGTTCTGGCACCGTCAGAGCGCTGCGTGGTTCATTCAAACTCAAAAGCAAGCTCAATACTGAATTTACCTGCCCCACAAAATTCAAATTCATCGGCCGGAATGGCACGCTGGAAGAATGGCAGGTTCCGCAGGAACCCTCGACAAGTATCCGAGGCGGCAAGAACCTCGTTGAGACCGCTTTGACTCGGTTTGATCCAGCCAGCAAAAAGAAAGTTAAGCGCAGCGTGATCGAGGAGATTGGGCTGAACAACTACCGGATCACCATGCGTGGTGTAATTCTCAACGAAGGCAATTTCGAGGACTACCCGTTCAAGGATCTGGCCACAATGCGCGACCTGGTCGAAGCTACAGGGGCGGTGGAAATTATCAACTGGCACGTAAACCAGTTTGGCGTATCGCAAGTTGTTATCGAAGACTTCAATTTTTTTGAGATCAACGGTGCGCCAAACGCGCAGGCGTTTGAGCTTATGATGATTGGCGATGAGCCTATTGAACTTGAACTCGTCAACGAACCTGAAAGACTATGATTATGGCGTTTGTACTAGCATGTGAGATCCTGATAGGCAACTACCGGTTCACCCAGGTGAACGAAGTTCGCATCGAGAAGAGCTGGCGAGAGCTTGCTGATAAATGTGAAATCCGTTTGCCAAAGAATGTTCGTACCGAATCACTCGATACAAACACGCTCGAAAACTTTATCAGCGTCGGCGATCCAGTAAGTGTCAAACTTTGGTATGTGGGCATGGAAGGGCATGAAGAATTTAACGGATATGTGCGCCGCATCAAACCCACGTTCCCTTTTGAAATTGAATGCGAAGACCACATCTATTTTTTCCGAAAGACACCGGTAAAGAAGGCATGGTCAGCCGCCGCTAAAGTAACGCTGAAGGATGTCGTAACGTACCTCATCGGTGAGGTCAATAAGAATCACTCTGCCGCCCGGGTAACTCTCAGTAGTCAATTGCCGGACGTAACCTTCAGTGAGGGCTTCGTCATCCAGGCCGGGAATACCGCAGCAACGGCGCTCGAAAAGATCAGGGAAGAATTTGGCCTCGTGAGCTACTTCAAGGGTCGCGAACTCTTTACCGGACTCGCCTATCAGCTGGAGTTTGGCACAGTCAAACACTCGCTCGCATGGAATGTGATTTCAAACGAGCTCACATACCGAGACGAGGACGACGTCCTGCTAAACGTTAAGGCAATCGGAATTTTACAGAACAACACAAAGGTTGTTGTGGATGATGTTGGTGACAAGGACGGCGAACAGCGCACTCTCTATTTCTACAACATTTCGGACAAAACCCAGCTCAAGAAGCTGGCGCAAGAGGAGTTGAAGCGCTTGAAGTATACCGGATACGAGGGAACCATAGACACTTTCCTTTATCCGTATGCCGAACCATTAATGCACACCGAACTTGAGGACCCGGAGTATGGAGAAAGACGCAGCGGCACATACGTGATCGACAGCGTAAAGACGCAATTCGGGGCATTTGGAACCAGGAGGACAATTGAATTGGGTATCAAGCTAACGGTATGACGAGGGACGAGGAAAAGCTGCTTTCATCATTGAAGTCACTGGGTAAGGTTCCCATGATCATAGAGCCGGCCACCGTCAAGAGCGTGGATCTTGCAACACTGACTTGTGTGGTAGAGCTCCCGGACGAAACGGAGATCCCGGATGTTCGGCTGAAGGCGGCGATTGACAACGTGAAGGATGGAATGGTTCAAGTCCCTGCTGTCAACAGTACAGTCCTTGTCGGGCTGATCGGTAATAAAGTGAGTACCCGTTGTGTGGTGATGGTGAGCGTTGTAGAGGAAGTACTTTTTTTCAACGGGACGAACGGAGGGCTAGTAAAATGGCAAAGCACGAAGACGGAGCTTGACAAAGTGAAGGATTATATAACGGCTATTAATAACGTTTTGAACGGAGCCCCGATAGCGGAACCTGGAGGTGGCGCACCTTCGGCGTTGCAGACATCATTGAAAGCCGCTGTGACCGGAATACAGATGCCAAGTTTTGAAGATCTGGAGAACACAAAAGTGAAGCACTGATGCCTTTTGACTATAAGCTGGATGCGACGGATGACCTCGCCATTGAAAGTGGCGACTTTGTTGTTTCGGAGAGTACTAAACAACATCAAGGCCTTCTTGTACGAAGCAAGAAGGGTGAGCTGCGACAGTTCGGAAAAACCGGCGTCGGTATCGATGATTTTCTATTGGATGAAAATCCGGGGGACGTCTACCCGGAAATACAGAAACAGTTCGAAGCTGACGGAATGGTGATCAGGGCTTTGGAGGTAAAGTTCAGCGACGACCAGACGGAAATTAATGTGTCAGTTGACGCGTATTACCCATGATTGAAAAGGTAAAAGTACTTTCTGATCAGAACATCGTTGACCTGGCACTACAAGAGTATGGCTCCGTGGAAGGGCTCGTCAGCTTCGCGAAACGCAATAGTATAGCGATCGATGCAGATCCGGACATTGACAGCCAATTGGATGTCGAGACCCTTGATGTAGTTAAAACTGATGTTCGTGAGCACTACATACGACTGAACTACTCCGTCGCCACCGGCAGGATTGACGACGGAATTTTTGACGACACTTTTGACGACACTTTTGAATAACAAATTGAACGGATATGCCGCAGCAAACGGATTCACAATTAACCACCCAGGCAAACGTCATCAGAAATGAGACGGTTAAAAAGGCAAACACGAAAGTGCGCGTTGCCGACATGGTGCAAAATGTCATTGATAGCAAGATCAACAACGACAAGATCGGTGCGGCAAATGGAGTTGCGGGGTTGGATGGGTCCGGGAAGGTACCTTCTGCTCAGCTGCCCTCATACGTCGATGACGTCTTGACCTATGCGAATCTTGCGGCCTTTCCAGGCGCTGGCGCCACCGGCATCATTTACATTGCTGAGGACACAAACCTCTCGTACCGATGGAGCGGGTCTGCATATGTTCTGATCACATCGCAAGTGAACAATGCGTCCGAGACTGTCGCGGGAATTGTTGAAGAAGCTACGGATGCCCAAACTTCAGCCGGGACTTCCGTTGGGGAAACCGGGGCCAAGCTTTCTGTTACTCCGCTCAAGCTCAAAAATCAAAAGCTTAAGAGCTTCATTGTTCCATGTAGCGATGAAGTAACAGCTCTAACGACTGGCACCAAAATAACGTTCTGGACGACTTTTGCCATGACGCTATTGGACGTCCGGTCGACTCTCGTAACAGCTCAAAGTGCCGGAAGCATATTTACCGTCGACATAAAGGTTGAAGGTGTGTCGATTCTGTCTACCAAAATCACAATCGACAATACAGAAAATAAGAGCACGACCGCCGTCACCCCTCCGGTAATTTCGAACCCAAACCTTGGTGATGATGTCAAGGTAGAGATCGTCATTGATCAGATTGGTAACGGCACTGCGAAAGGACTTAAAGTGGCATTTATCGGGCATTAAAATATGTTCTTTGTAACCTCACATCGATTTGGCGGACCCGCGATAACTTCGGTCGAATCCGGATTGGCGATAGACGCGATCCTCGGCACATCGTTTCCTTCATTGGACTCGTTGCCATCGCGCGTGCGCGTACAGTTGGAAGACAGTAGTTATCGTTCGCTGCAAGTTACCTGGCAGGTCGGAACATACAACGGTAATGTCGCCGGTGTTTATAACGTCACCGGTCTAATTGATACCACGGGCGGAAGATGTTCTAACCCGTCCGATATCACGGCGTCATTGCAAATCGAAGTTTATGATTCACCGGTTAACAACTCGAAACTTGTCTATTGGTTCGATAACACGGACACGTCAAGGATGAACCTGTCCGGCACTGACTTGCTCAACCAGACGGATCAGACTGGAAACTACCTTCGAAAGCAGGTCGTGGCTGGAGGACATCCGCAATACGACGCCACAAACAAACACGTGACGTACAGCGTCGGCTCAACTCGTGCATTCCGTCTTCGGGACGCGGCGGACACTGCCAACCAGGTATTTACACATCAAACGGGTCAGTTCATAATTATCGCGGCTTGTAACGGAACGACAAATTTCCTGGTGGGGCAAGGGAACGACAACACTCGATACTTCTATATCCGAGCAGGCATAGCGAGTGTGAACGACGGCATTGGAATATTTCAACGCAACAACGACTCTGTTGATCAACTGAACTCGCCGACGTCGAACGATAACTTCATAAGCAGTGTCGACGAACCTCACTTAATAATTGTGCGGTCGAATGGCACGACAACGACGGCAAAGCTTCACACAAGAGAAGTTACGCTGCAAGTTGCCAGCGGAGCTAACAATGGAGATTGGCTCGGAGATTCCACCTCGACAATCCACTATCATGGCCGTGATGGAAGCGCAAACCTTGCTTACAGTAACCATAGAGAATACCAAATCCTTTACTTCAACAACACATTGACAGCCACCGAGGAGGAGAAGATTGTGAAATATCTGTATAGGAAAATGTGGGGTGAGCAAACGAGAAAGCAGGTTTACATCATGGAGGGGCAGTCGAACGAGAAAGGGAACGCAACGTCTGGAACGATCGGAACACACCTGTATTCGAAGGTGGGAGTGAAAATTGGTTACACCAATAACGACACTGGCTCGCCCGCCAATCTAAGTCCGACGATTACCTGGCGTGATCTGGAGCCCGGCTTTCAAAATAACAGCCACGCGGGCGACATGGGCCGCGAAATGCGACTTGGGTATAAACTTGCGCGACGAAAACCATCATCAATCCATTTTATTCGACGCGCATGGGTCGGAACTGCTCTTGCACAAGTTGCAGGAGCAGGGAATTACGATTGGAACACATCTTCCTCCGGAGAATTGTTCGCCGAATCGAACGCGGTGATTCAAGCAGCTCTTGCTGGGATCACGAATTTTGAACTCAGGGGTTGGGGCTGGATGCAAGGGGAAACCGACCGAGGGGATGTCAATCAGGCCAATGCGTATGAGGCGAACGGGAACAGCTATGTGAAAGGTAAAATTGACTTTCTCGAAAATCTCGGATACGATACCAGGAAGTTGCGTATGCAGTGGGGCCGGATTCACAACAACTTCACTGTACCTGGTGAAATGAACACTGTCCGGACCGCCCAGCAGAACACTGTCACGACGATCGCTGCCGACCCGGTGTACAATCAAAAGATCAAAGGCATCACTTATTTCAACACTGACGCGTATGGTTTACTTGGCCCAGCGGATAACAATGTACACTGGGATGCTGCTGGAGTAAATCAATATGGCCTAGACAGTTTTAACTATTGGTTCCCATACATCAATGAACAATGATTACAGCCAACGACATACTAACCGAATTTCAGACGTTCAAGAGTCGCATCGACGAATACTATGCGTTGATCTACAATGAAGTGAACAACGATGCAAACCTTGACGGGCTAACGAGCACGAGCAAGACTTCGGAATTCAACCTGTGGATGTGGTTATTCGCTGCAATGACAGTCATCGCGGATGATCTCTGGGAGACCCGGCAGGCGGAGATTGCCGCGAAGGTTGATAGTGGCATTGCTGGAACGGACCGGTGGTTTCAGAAGGAATTGATGAAATTCCAATACGGCGATGCGCTCAGTTGGGACGAGGTAACCGGAAAATACTACTATGCGGTGATCGATGCTGTGAAGCAGATCATCAAACGTTGCGCAGTTGTGAGCTCCGGCGGCATAACGACAGTAAAAGTCGCCAAACTGAGCGGGACCACACCTGTCGCCCTGACTTCTGGCGAATTGAGTGCGTTCAATACGTATCTGCGCCAAATTCAATGGTCCGGCGCAAACATCCTTGATGCGATATCACTCGCTTCTGACAAACTAAATGCACCGATGACGGTTTACTACAACGGTCAAATTCCTCTGGCAGACATCAAGGCAATCGTAGAGCCGGCATTCTCCGCCTACCTGGCAAGTCTTCCATTCAATGGCGAGTACAGCATCAACAAGCACGGTGACTACATCGAGAACAGCAGTTCAAATATTTACGAGGTTACGATGGGAACGGTTCAAAGCAAGCCTGATGGCGGCGCATATGCCAATGTCACAAGGGTTTTCATTCCCGTCAGCGGAGCCATTGAAAAAGATCCGGCCATCGCCTTTACGACCATGATCACTTACGTCGCACAATAAACAGCGCTGACATGCCAATACCTTCATACGACTTTGACTTTGAGACGATGGTCCGGCTGCTTCTCGGATCGATTTGGCGAAAAACCAAGCGAGTCGCGTGGCTTAAGGCAGGTTTGAAAGGCTTACGGGCGGTGCATGATGAGTTTTTGAGTTTTACGAACTCAAAAATGGATGATGTGAAATACAACGGGCAGACATTCATCATGGAGAAGATGTTGCAGTCAAAGTTTGGCGCAGGCATTACTATCACAAACAACATTGGCAGCATCGATGGATTGTTTGTTGGTACCGGTGTAGACATATCGAATTTTATCGGCGACGGGGCAGACATCAACACCTACATCGACACACAATACAACGTGGCTCTATACAATTTCACAGTGCGGGTGCCGTCGGCCATAACATTCGTTCAGAGCGAAATGGAAGCATACATTAAGAAATACAAGTTACTCGGAACAACTTTTAACATCGTCATCATATGAAGAAACTTGATCTATCCAATATTGTTGCAGGCGTTCGTAAGTTGGGCGCGACAAAATCAACGTTTGAGCACATGCAGGAAGCCTATTCCGACATCACCTCGGCGGCATTGCTGTCTTTGCTTTCTCAAGCCTCTGGAGTAAATGTCTTGCACGGATGTGTGAACAGCGGGTCGGGAGCTGACTACAATATATCGGCAGGCGCCGTGTATTATGCTGGTGAGGTGTTTGAGGTGGCCGCTTTTGTTGGGACTGCTGGCGGTGGCCAGGTTCCTGTGATTTCGATTGCTACTGCATACCGCGCTGGCGATCCAGTCAAATACTCCGACAACAACAACTATAATACCCATTCAATTCGAACGATGACATGGGCATTTGGTGCGCCTGGATCTGGGCTCTCCGACTTTAGCGCGTTAGTTCGGGCGTTTAAGCTGAAGGGAACACTCGAAATCGAGGGCGGGATCAGGACTATCAATTCCGGCCCATATCTCAAACGTAAAGTCATCGAGATCGGGGACTGGAACATGGACACTACATCGACGAAAGCTGTCGCGCATGGGTTGTCGGACATTACGAAAATTCGCGCCGTCAACGTGGTCATACGAAAAGATGATTCCACGGAAGTGTATCCGCTGGTGCGATCAAATACATCAGGAGTTCACAACGGAGGATGGATCGATTCAATAGGCGTCGCAAACGTGAACCTGACTCGTATCGACTCGGCGACAAACGGTCTGTTTGATCACACAGATTTTGATTTGACTCCGTTCAATCGTGGATGGGTAACGATTGACTACGAAGCGTAGACAGAAAAGCCGTTTTTCGGTATTGGGGGAATAAGCAACCGAATCCACTCAGTGGGGCCAATACTTGAAAATGAAAACACCGATCACATACTATGGTGGCAAGCAGAAGTTGCTCACCACTATTCTCACAAAAATTCCAAAGCACAAACTTTACTGCGAGCCCTTCCTTGGAGGGGCCGCAATATTTTTTGGAAAGCCAATCAGTGATGTTGAGGTATTGAACGACACCAACAAAGAACTGATGAACTTTTACCGGGTATGCAAGGAGCGTTTCCTCGACCTCCAGGCACTCGTGCGAATAACACTTCACAGCAGAAGCGCTCATAAGGACGCTCGCATCATTAACGACAACCCGCACTTGTTTACCGATGTGCAAAGAGCCTGGGCCGTTTGGGTCCTGAGTTCTCAATCATTTAGTGCAAAGCTGAACGGACCGTGGGGTTATGATCGCAGCAAGCGGACGACGACGCTCAAGGTCAGCAACAAACGCCAGCAGTTCACCGAGGATCTGGCCATCCGCTTACAGAACGCTCAATTGGAGTGCGCCGACGCCTTATACGTCATTAAAACGCGGGACTCGGCCGATAGCTTCTTTTATTGCGACCCGCCGTACTTCAACTCTGACTGCGGCCATTACGACGGCTACACTATAGAGGATTTCGAACGGCTTTTAAAGGCTCTTTCAGAAGTCAGCGGTAAGTTTCTTTTGAGCAGCTACCCTTCGCCCATCCTGATGAAGTATGCAAAGCAATTCGGCTGGCACATGTGGAGCCTCGAGAGCGGTGTAAGCGTAAACGCGAAAAGTGGCTATCTGAAGCGAAAGGTGGAGGTCCTAACGGCCAATTATCCGATCTGAAAAATAGGCCCGGACTATTCTCTGTGATGCCAATCAACAAAAAACCTCAGCTAACTGAGTTCGTCCGGGCTTTATCATTGGGGAAATAAGCCGGCGGCGACACGTTAGCTGAGGCGCGTTAATTGTTGATTGGCAGGGGTAAATATAGGGCAAAATTTGGAGGGCTTAAAACGCCCCTAATGCGGCCGTTGGGATTTGGAGTTTGTGCATTTTTTGCACAGCTTCGAAAATATGGCGTTTCGTTTTAAATTGTGTGGCAGATGGTTTTCACGATCTTAATC